TATTTTGACTTTATGATTGCTGTGAAAAGGGCTGAGGCTGCCGCCGAAGCTGAGTTAGCCTCAATGGTACGTGAGACAGCCCTACAAAAGAAGGACTGGCTGCCAGCGATAACTTTCCTGGAGCGCCGACACCGGGAGCGCTGGGGCCGGCCAGCTCCTATCGGAATCACTCTTGACGAACATAAGGAAGTCCATATCACCCACGTGGAATACAACCTCAGCCCGGGGCAGGAGATACCGCAGGTGGTAGAGGGCGAGGCGAGTGAATTGCTAGAGGAGGGGAAGGAATGAAATTAGAGCTTATTTTGGAACTGGCTGTCTTTTTCCTAGTGGTTAGGGCTATATATCTTATACTTCTCAGGTTAGGTTGGTAAAGAGGAGGGACAGACAGATGTCTGAGAAGATAGTGCTGGACACCCTGGAGAAGAGACTGGAGAGACTGGCAGAGCAAGTTGCCAGCATCCTGAGCGTGGGACAAAAGGCTACAAAGAAGTAGTAAGACGTGCCACAAGTCAGGCTGGTTTACATAAGTGGCATTAGTGCGAGGGACTTTAAGTAGTAAAAATGGACAGAGGATTGGTGCCAACAAATAGAACAGGAGTTAGTTCGTGTGCCGTAGAACAAGGAGAGAGCCAGGGGGGTGGTCGTGTAAATCGGGTGGGGTGGAGATTACTGGAGGTCGCTGGAATTTTTTAAAGAAAGAAAAAGGTTTTAGGAAGAAGAGATGGCGAAGATATATTTTGATATAGAGGGGCGGACAATAGAGATAAGCAGTCACGGGTGGTTCAAGTTGTATAAAGATACCACTTGTGAAGAGTTAGTATACAGAGGGGAGGTTGAGGAATTAGGGTTAGACTATTCAAAGCGGATAGATGGCATAGGGTACGTCAGGGGGTTTGAAGAGGTAACTTTAGAAGGCACAAAAGGATTAGCGGAGGGTTTTATTAAGTCTTTTGGGCAGAGTGGAAAAGGTTCACAGAGGAGGTAAAATGGCAGAGGTAGAGATAGGGATAAAGGAGTACAAGGTCTGTCCGGTGTGTGGGTCTCCGGAGCGGTATTGTGAGGAGATGGGGAATAAGGAGAAGGCGAGGGGGCACATGAGGAAGGAGATGGGCTTTTGTTTTCAGGTGATAGAGGGGGTATGTGTAGACAAGGGGTTAGAGGGGAAACTGCCGATGGGGACGGAGTTGCCAGCGTACCATGTGACGACAGACATATGTGTTAAATGTGGGACGATATATGTGACGTCGATAGAGGAGAGCAGAGTAAAGAAGCAGCCGAATCTAGTAATGCCAAAACAGGGGGGTGGATTTGGGATGGGGGTTTTCCCTGGGGCGAGGAATCCGCAAGGGAATTAGGCATGACAGTAGAGGAGCTTTTAGAAGACGCTGAGATAGGGGAGATGGTGGAGGAGATAGAATGGTTGGCGTGGCTAATGAGGGTATGGGAGGTTAGTGATGTCACCTCTCTATGATTATTTTTGTCAGGGGTGCGGGTTCAAGGAAGAGAAGCGTCTCACGTATGAAAATGGGGAGAGGCGAGTTTTCAGTTGTCCGAAGTGCGGAGCCAAGCTGGTGAATGGGATAGGTAAGATAGTGCATTTTGAGGGGAAGGGGGGCGATGGCATGAAGTATATTATGGAAAGAGACGCATCTCTCCGTAGTTACGAATTTTATCGGGAATCTGACGACCAAGATTTTTTGGTGTTTGCACAAGGTGTCGCTCTCACTGCCGAGGGGCAACTACAGAAAGTTGAGCTTTGTAAAGTTGTTCTTCCAGATTCTCTTTTAAGATTTATAGCGAAAAGTGGTATCCTGAACAAATATATGAAGGAATCCGAAGTTGGTCACAGAAATTAAGGTCAAGCCGTTTCGGGAGATAAAGTCCGATGGAACACTGGTTGTTAATTTCCATCCCGGGCAGGTCAAGACATGGCTCTCCAAGAAGCGGATAATAGATATGCAGGCGGGAAGCCAGGGGGGCAAGACTTCTTTCGGGCCACACTGGTTAGACAGGGAAATAAGAACCTGTGGGCCCGGGGACTACCTGGTAGGCACTTCAACCTTTCCTTTGCTTGATAGAAAGCTACTGCCTGAGTTCCTATATGTGTTTGGCGACTTATTCCACTATGGGGTTTACGACCAGAACCGTAAGATTTTCACCTTTCATTCTAAGAAGACAGCGAAGAAAAAGACGGACTATGTCTTGTTTCCTGACTCAGATGTTCCGGTCAGGGTGATAATCGGGTCAGCTCAGAACCCCGAGTCAATGGAATCGGCTACAGTTAAGGGCGTGTGGTTGGACGAGTGCGGTCAAAAGCAGTTCAAGCGGGAAACATGGGAAGCTGTCCAGCGCAGGACGCTAATTAACAAGGCCCGGATTCTAATGACGACCACTCTCTACGGCTTGGGTTGGCTCAAGACCGATATTTATGACGAGTGGCTCAAGGGCAATCCCGATATTGATGTAATTCAGTTTGACTCGACCGCTAATCCCGCTTTCCCCCTGGATGAGTTCCAGAGGATGCAGAAAATGATGCCAGCCTGGAAGTTCGATATGTTCCACCGGGGTAGATTCTCTAAACCGGCCGGGCTTATTTATGATGCCTTTGATTCAGTCAATGATATTATAGAGCCGTTTGAAATACCCGCCCACTGGCCGAGATATGTTGGGCACGACTTCGGGCCAATCAATACGGTGAGTTTGTGGAAGGCTTACGACCCCTCTACAGGGATTTTCTATACTTATCGGGACTACTCTATGGGACAGCTATCTACCTTTGAGCACGTTACGAATTGGATTGAACTATCTAAGGGAGAGCGGATTGCTTCAAGAATGGGCGGTTCCCCGACCGAGGATGGCTGGCGGGGCGACTTCTCCCAGGCGGGCTGGCGCATTGATAAGCCACTTGATAAAAGTGTTTGGTCTCAGATAAACAGGGTTTACGGTTTTGAGAAGCTGCACAAGCACAAGGTTTTCAGGACTTGCCGGAATTACTTGGAGGAGAAGCAGACATTCTCCAGGGAACTTGATGCTAACTACGTGCCTATTGAGGACAAGATTGAGAACGAAGAGATATTCCACTTCATGGCGAGTGAACGCTATATGATGACGCAGTTCAGACCGCTATCGGTTTTTCCGAATAACGAGGAAATAGCACCAAGTGTTAGAATAAGGGGATAAAATGACTAAAATAGCAGACCTCAAAGGTTCAAAAGCAGTCCCGCAATCAACCTCATTGTCGGCTCAGATACCAATGCTTCCCTCCGATGACGAGACTATGAACTGGATTAACTCGGTCAGTATGGAGTGGGGCAAGCATATTTTCCCTCGCATGGATGAGGATGAAAAGCTATGGACTGGAGAGCTATTCAAGCTTAAAGACCCTGAAGGAAATGACATGGAAGCGGTTGAACACGTGACCATGAATGATGCCAGGGTCTATGGAGAACGGGTGTTGGCTGTCCTGAATGAGTCCGAAGAAATTATCGAGGTAAACGGGCAGAGGAACGGCGAAGAACTGGACGGACACCAGACAAAGGTTATCGAGGACTGGTGGCATGACCTGATGTATCTTGCCAACGACCATCTTAACGAAATCCTGATGCCAGACTTTGATACTTACGAGTGGGAGCAGGTAGCAATCAGGGGCGGAATGGTGGCAAGGATTCTTTTGTCCCAGGATAGACTCGGCTTTGATGTGGACTTACTGCCGGTGGATAGGCGGAAATGTATTTATTCGGTGGGCAGGTGGGGACTGTCAAAAGTCGCTTTCTGGGATACCCTCGATAAGGATTTCTGCCGTGAAGAATATCCCGATTACAAACCGCAGGGTGAAGGCGTCACACGATGGGACTCTTGGAATTATAACGAGGAAGTGATTTTCCTCGACGGCAAATTCTACGAGGCAATACCGAATAAACTTCGGCATCTGCCTTTTGTGGTAGCTTTATGCCAGCAAGGAACTTTTCTGGATACTTCAACGAGAGCTTTAAGGATGCGGGGCGAATCTATCTTTAGTGGTAGCCGGGACTTGTATCCGCACATCAATAAGATAGCTTCTATTCTACAAAGTATGAGTATACTTTCACTCCGGCCCCCACAGGTTCTCAAAAGCGAGTCGGGGACAAAAGTGCCCGCAAACCCGATTTACCGGCTTGGTAATGTGCTGGCACTTAAAACTACTGAGGGGCTTTCAAAGGTAGAGGGGCCAGATATAATCGGTGCTGTTCGCTTCATCATGGCTACTCTGAATGGTGCTAAACAACGTGGTTCCTTGAGCGAAATAGACTGGGGAAACCTTACGTTCCAGCTATCACAGGTTGCTATCGCTACCCTGGCTGGCGCTTCCAGACAGGTGTTTACCCCCCGGATTAAGACTATGGAGCGGTTCAAGAAACTCCTTTTCAAAGAGGCTGCCTGGCAGTTCACAGCTTTTGGGATGAGTGCTGCTATCGGACGGCACGGCAATAAGCGGACTTATACGGCTGCTGACCTGGCTGGCGATTATACAGTTGACTTTGAGTACCTGACCGCTTTACCAGAGGAGACGGCTGCCGCTTATGGTCTGGCAGGTATGGCACAGAGGTGGATGGACGATAGGAGCATCCGCAAGACTATTCTAAAATACCGGGACTATGACGATATTGACGAGAAGTATCTGGTGCAAACGGCTCAGAAAGTGAGCCGTGCTCTGGGATTATTCCAGATGGCACAGGCTCTTGATAAGCAGGGTAAAAATGATGAGGCTAAAGTTCTTCTGGTAGAAATGGGTATGGCTCTTGAGGGGATTGCGCCAAAGGAAGTAACAAAAATTACTGGTGTTGAAGTTCCAGAAGCTTCGCCAGCGCAGGAAGCTGCTGCTTTGATGGTGGGCCCGGGGTCACCGCCAGTAGGACAGACCAGAACGACCAGGGAAATGGAACCGCCCGGCGCTGGAGAAATAGAACAGGAGGCAGAAATATAATATGTGGAGACCTAGGGAAGTATGGAATAATCCGTATAAGAAAGACCCTAATTATGTTCCTCTAGTTATGGACGTTCAAGGAACTAGGAACCTGATGCACAATGCCTTTGAGGCTGGTGCTGATGCTATGCTTAATGCACTTAGAACCAAGTCATATTCTAAAATCACAGTGGATAAAGATAAGATTATCGGTATTTGCCATCCCGATGAGGATTCAGAAACTAAAAGTGGCGTGTTCGTTTTTATCCCAGATGAGGAGGTAAAAATCTGATGAAACACACAGAAATGGGCTTGAAGATTATCATAACAAAAAAGATGAGAGCAAGTCCTGAATATAAAAACAAAAGGATTGGCGCTAAATGGACTTTAATTCAAACAATAAGGAATTATGCTATAAAACACAGAATTTTACCGAGTCGCCTGATTGAAGATTGGATTGCTTCTGATAATTTTTATAGAGGCTGGGAATATGGATTTGCTATTGATAATTGTCGGCAATTTAGATGGTATAGGTTCCTCTCCCCAAAATTTAGGCGCAAGTTTAAAGAAATTCAAGAAAGACGGCTAGGTTTAGTTTCGGAGATTCTTTATAACAATATAGTTGAAGCCTTTGATAAATTAAAGGGGACACAGGAGGCTGAAATATAATGCCATTTTTAGATAAGGAACTACAGAAGCTATCCCAGCAGATAATCAACAACGCTGTAAAGAAGCGTTTACCTGTGGCTGGCTCTAATTTACTGGTGGAGAGATTAAGGCAATCCATTTTGAAACGGCAGGCGAAACTCCCACCTGTGGTGAGCGGTGGTGAGCCAAAGGTGTTCTAAATGGTGACTGAAGCTAAAGAATATGCCAGCCCTAAACAGTTAGAGCTTTTGAAGCGCTATCTCAAGGAGGGAACGCTTGGTAAAAAACAGCTAACCAAACCTCTATGGCTGACCTCTCCGCAAGCTAGAGAACTTGGTTATGAAACTCCTGAAGGCGAGGACTTCCTGCTATCTCCCACTCAGCCAAAAGAGGGGGCTTTGTATGGTGGGATTCCTCTGCCAATAACCCCAGTTTTGCCAGCCTTTGAAATTCCTGAGACGCTATCTAAATCATTACAGAACCTATATCCGGAATCCTTTACAGGGCTGGAGACTCCTGAACAAACTCTAACTGCTATCCAAACAATAGCCTTTGAGGACCCTGATGCTTTCGTTAAGAATATCCAGACGAAAGGTAGAAATGCGGATACAGAGACTATCCTGAGAGGTTTAGGCTTAGAAGAAAAGAATATAAACGCCGTGTTTTTGCCAGAGACTTTTCAGAAAGCACTACCCCTTCTGGTGCGTGAAATAAACAGAGATGAGATGACAGATTATCTTTTGAAAGACCCTGAAAATCTGAGGCGTAATTTAATTACTGCTGGCAGAAACGCCAATACCGAGGCGCTGGTTAAGACGCTTTATACTGACATAACCGAATCGCAACTTAAAAACTACTTTAGCCAGACGGCGATGGTTATCGAGAAAGAGGCGAAGCAGGCTAAGGCTGGTTTCGGTGCTGCCTTTACTGCTGGAACTGGCGATTTGGTCGCTAATGTCGGCGGTATTTTCAGGTGGCTTGGTGCTGAAGGTATCGGACAAAAAATTACTGATGTTGGACAGTTTATGCAGGTGCAACTGAAGCCTGACGAACTGGGCGATTTTACATGGAAGCAATTATTCAACGGCGACTGGTGGATAAACAGGGGCGTGAGGATGCTGCCGAACTTGATGTTACTGGCTATCCCTGGAATTGGTGGCTATGGTCTGGCAGGCTCAATAGCAGGTAGAGTAGGGCTGGGGGCTTTGGGTAAAACCATTCTAACCGGTATTGGTGGTGCTGCTTTAAGCCGTCCGCTTGAAGGTGCGATGGAGGCTGCTGGCGCTTATGACCAGGCTAGAGCAAAGGGGCTGTCCCACGAAGATGCTGAGGTAGCTGCCAACAAGGTGTTTGTCAATAATCTTAAATTGGGTGGGCTTGATGCCGCCCAACTTGCGGTAGCCTTTGCTCCCCAACCAGCAAGAGTATTCGGGCAGATGGCAAAAAGCGGTCTATTTAGAACTGCTATGGTAGCGGGCAAGCTGGCTTTCACCGGGCTTACAGAAGGTGGTGAGGAATTATACCAGGAGATGATACAGCTAAGAGCGATGGGCGATGAGAGAGGCTTTGGTGAACTCATTAAAGACCCTGCCATGCAAGAGGTATTTGCGCTCGGTGCTGCTGCTGGTATTGGCATGGGCGGTGGTGGCGATATTATAGTCCGTATTCAGAATAGAGTTATTGAAAAGCTATCTCCAGAGCAAAAGACTACCTATGAAGATAATGTTGCTGAACTGGTAAGACAAGGATTAAACGACTTTGAGGCAAAAAAGCAGGCACTTGATAATGTGGCTGAGACTCCTGAAGGTGAGAAGATTGTGAAAGAGGCTACAGCCCAAGTTGAAAAGGAAGCGACAGTCCGGCAGATTAAGCCTAAGACTGAGGCTGATAAAATAGCTCTTGATAATCTCAAGAAGAAGCTGGTGGATGAGGGGAAGGTTGAGGCTAAAGCGGTGGGTTATGTTGAACCAGAACTCCCCACCGTAGAAGAATCGCAATTAAAAGAGCTAGGTTGGTCTGATGCTAGGATAGCAGAACTTGATGTAGGAGAAAGAAGCAGTATTATCAGGAATAAGATAACTCCTGAAGTTGCCCGTGAGAAGCCACTGGAGATTAAACCTGTTACCCCAGAGGTTACAAAACCTATAGATGTTGGTAATAATTACAGTGTAAGAGACCAGAAAAATGTTGTAACTTCCTTAAAAAAGCCTGAGGATTTTAAGGATTTACAGTCTTATGGGCAATATATGTTATCGCAAGGTTATAAAGCAACTTACACTAAGCGGACTGGCAAAACTATTTGGGAGAAGACTTCTGAAGTTAAACCCCCCACCCCCGAAGTTGGTATTACTTATCCAGCAACACAAACTGGAGCGGAAGCAAGGGCAAAAGCTGAGGGAATATCTATCGCAGAAGCCTCAAGACTAAATGCTGAGGAAGCTGTTATACCAGAAAAGGTAGTTATTCGTGAAACCCTAACTGAACCTAAACAATATGTGCTTACAGTAGGGATTTGGGCTGCTCCAGCTTGGCGGGAAGTATTTGCCTCTAAAAAAGAGGCTGAATTAGTTAGAAAGAAAATTAAGGCTGGCACTTATTTTGAGGAAGTGGCAGCAAGAGTTAAGGCGGAAGCTGTTACCCCTCCAGCAGAAGTAACACCAGAGGTTAAAGAATTACCAGCACAACCGCCTCCTGCTGGTATTCCGCCTCCGCAACCGCCACCTACTCAATCAATAGTGCCTCCTGCACCATTACCTGCGATGCCTCGTGATAGTGAAATAAAACGCATCATTACTATGGCAAAGAGACAGATAGAACTGAATCCCGCCGGTGCATTTACCCGCCTTATGCTCAAGATACCTGGTATTAGACAGGCACTTGCTTTTAACCAACCAGCATTAACCTTAAACAAAGATGTCCATACGGCGATGGTAGCCGAACAACAGGCAAGGGCTGATGTGGCTAACTTCAGCTTATCCTCTCGCATCAGGTTACTCCGAGAACTAAGAGATGTCTTCGGTAAGGATGTTCTGAGAGGCGGTAAGTCTGATATTAAGTTTCTAGGCACTATTGAACAGTCTAGGAATCCTATTACTGGCACTCTCAAGGACATTGCCGATAACCCTGAACTTTATGAACTCTCCACAGCTCAATTAGGGGCTTTAGCAAATATGGAAGTCCACAATAATACGATGCTTGACTGGGTGGTAGAAAACTATGGCGCTGAGATAGGTAAGTTCATTCCAAAACCTGATGGTGCTTTCCTGCCGAATATTGATATTTCTGAGGATGTGATTGAATACCTGGAGAGCGAAACAAGGGCGGTTGTATCCGGGCGTGGTAAGACCCGTATCTGGGCGACCGCCAGGGAGAGAATAGCTGGTAAGACTCCGTTCAAACCTGAACTGGATGTCCAAAAACTCATTGAAGGACTGGACAGTTTCAAGGCATCGGCTGCTGCGGGAAACACTTACCGGGCTGCCATCGGTGGACTAACCAGACTTGAGGCAATGGAAAAAACACACCCCGAATTATATGACAAGATGATTGCTCTTAGAAAGAAACTCCAAAGATTGCAAGGTTATCGGAATGTACTTAGACAACAAGAATTGGAATCTATTGATACTTTCCTTTCGTCCTCTTTTGAAGATGCAGACATTGGCAATTTGAGAGATTCTCTTGAACTAAAACCAGGGCGTTATGTTGCTAAGGCTCAAGCTGGTAAAACATTTGCAGATATTGATGCTGAAATAAATGAGGTGCGGGCTGATTTTGAAGAGATTCGCCCAGCGTGGAAGGCTGCCAACCTCAAGCCTTATGTCTTTGTCCAAGAAGGGCTTTTCCGTTACTTCCCCTCTGATATGGTAAAGGATATTAAATATTCCAGAGAAATGAGTAGAAGTAAAGCCCTGAAGGCTATTGAGATGGTGCGGGCTGGCACATTCACCGGGGACTTCTCGCCATTCACTATTCAAGGAGTAATTGGAGTGCTTGCTGACCCTATAAACAGTATGGTAGTCGGCGTCGGTGGACTAAAGGCTTCTATCGTTCACAAAGACCCGTTCCGTTCTGTCAGAATCTCAGCATTAGGAGAGGATATTGACGCTAACCCGCAAGAGTGGGGTATATTTGCTTCCCTGCGTGGTTACACGGTAGCGGGTACGGCACCAGAATATAGTGCTGGTTATCTCTCTAAGCTACCTGGATGGAGTGCTGCTAATGAATCTGCCTTTGTTTCAGTTACTCGGGCGCAATTCCACTCATGGCGGGCTAACTATCGCAATATGATGAAACACGGTATCACTGAACTTGATGCTCAGATTATGGCGATGAAGATAGCCAGTGAGATTTACCCTCTGGCTAATCCAGGTTTGCTAGGTCAGTCTCAAAAACGGGCAGCGCTACTTAGAACATTGCCAACATCTTATTCCTTTATCGTTCAACCTCTAGCTCTAATAGGTGAGACAACTACCGGGCTGGCTAAGTTGGCAACCTTCCAGAAACTGACTCCAAAGGAAACGCTGTCAATTAAGGTAATGCTGACCGGTGTTGTTTCTACTCTGGCAATCTCTGCTACCAGTGCAGCTTTATCAGCTATAGCCAGAGGTGATGATGATGAAGATGTTATCAATGCCATGTGGCAGGCTATTGACCCCGACCCGAAGAATGGTAACTTCGCCAGCATTATTATCGGTAATAAGAG